CGGCCTGTAGATCCTAGGCTGAAGGGGATTCCACTCTGTAGCTGCCATTAGTTACTCCCTGTTTTTCTTCGGTCGTCCCGGTCCCCTCTTGGCTGCATTCTCGGGGTTGATGTGCAACTGATAGGTTGAGCCGTCAGTAAGCTCCTTGGCCTTCTCTAGCATCTGTTCGTACCGAGGATCTTCGGGGACGGCATGTGCCTGCCCCTTGAGCGACCGTGCGACAGACTTTTCATAGGCGCTGTCACGAGCTTTCTGCTGGTTTCTCCTGAAGTCGGTTGACATCATCATCAAGAAGTTGTCACGCCACTTGATGACTCCACCCGAGTCAATGAGGCCAAATGGGGTAGCGACCTTCTGGTTATAGTCTTCTCTGACTTCGTCAAAGAATCCCGTTTGAACGTGTTCCCAACCATAAGAGCGGGCTTCGTCCACATCCGACCCCGAGAAGAAGCCAAATTTCATTGGCTTCGCCCAGTCGTAATACTTCCTGAGAAGTTCTGGCAGTCGTTTAAGTGGATTCCATCCCGATGTCCCGGTTGCGAGCAACTCTTGCTTGTCTTTGCTTTCCCAATCAGACGGTTTCGGTAGCCTTACTGGCATATCGCCCTCCTAGAAGATGAAGTCGCCCTTTTCGAGCGCCTCTTTGTACGACTCGATCAGTTCCTTGCGGTCGGCTGCGTTCATCTTGCTGGCGACCTCCTGAAGATCTGGAGGAAGCTGTACGTCCTTCGATGGCTGCTGTGCGGCAGCACCCTCTACAACCGCTCCGGTAGTCTGCACCGGTCCGGTTGCTGACGCCTGGTATCCGGCCCTTGCCTTGATAGCAGCAAGGAACGTCGGAGCGAACGTGGGGTCAGAGAACATCGCCAGCTTCTGCGGGTATCCCTGTCGGGCCTCTTCCGCTGCCTGATTGAACAGGTTTTGGAGCATTCCGTCTGCCATCTTACGAACACCGTCATTCCGGCGGTATCCCTCGTCTCTGGCTAGGGTGTCACGGTATGCCCGTTTGACATGCTCTCTCGCCTGTCCAACTGCGACTCTCGCCTGTAGTTCCTGGTTGGCCCTGCTCCTCTCATCCATCTGTTGGAGGTGCATGGCGAGTGGGCCAAGTATTTGAGGAATCCTGTCTTGAAGGAGCCGTTCAGCACGCTGCTGGATGTACGTATCGGGGTCTTGAACAAAGGTGTTGAGCCTCGTGGTAACATCCGGCTGAGGCGGGTAGTACGGCTGCTGGTACTGATACTGTGGTTGCTGTTGCTGAACATACTCTTGCTGAACCGGCTCCGGTTCCGGCGGTGCTCCTGCCGAGTCAATCCACTCGGGATCAGGAAGCGGTTCAGGTTGGCTAACTACCGGTTCCGGTTGTGTAGCCTGTGGGGTTCCCGTCAGGTCATCCATTTCTATCCTCCGTTTTCACGTCAAGTTTGTGATATAGTTCCCAATACGCCCGTAACCTTCCGGCGTGCCATTTCAGGTCGTCGCCCTCCGAGAGCAGGAACTTGCGGTACACACGGTCATGCTCTCCTGCTACCCAATCCAACAGATCAGGCCATAGGTGGTGCTGCGGTAGGTGGTCCTGCCATTTCTGGTCCTTGACTACCCGCGAAGACATCGTTGAGGATCTGATCCTTCTGAGCACTCTCGGCCTGAAGCTGCTGAAGCTGTCCCTGCATTTGCTGTAACTGTTGCTGAAGCTGTTGAACAAACTGTGCAAGATTCTGAGCAACCTGAGCCTCCTGTACCAAGTCGGGGTTTAGTGCTTCCTTTTCACCAATGTCAAACTCTCGCATGAACTTGTCCACGGTCTTCTGGTATCCACCCAAAACCTTGGCCGCGATCATGGAGGTGGGGCTTGGCTCTGACGCTGCCTGAGCCATGCCCATCATCGTCTCGTAGATCTGTGGCATCTTGTCGAGAAGAGCAACGACCTCCTGCTTCCTGACGCTCTTGGACATCGTCGAGGAGGATGCCTTGGTCTCAATGACTACGTCGTCCTCAATTGAACCAGGAGGCCAACTGAAGAACTGCTCAACAAGATTGATGCCCTCTGGTGTCTCTTGCTGAATGTAGTACGTCAATCCTTCAGGATAGAACTGCCGATACCTGGCAATCATGTGCTTGACGACCAGCGCGAAGTCCCTGATGAACCTCTCAAACTGACTATATTGCGGCTGCTTGCCCTCCTCTAGCACCTGCATTGTCCCCTGCGCCGTTGGCCTATCCTGGGTCTGCTCGCCGTAGGACTCGGGTGCCAGGTGGGCGATTCTGTCGGCCCGCTGCTCTAACACCTGCTCCAGTTGAGGGAGCTGGGTGAACGGCTGGCTGACACTGAACTCATAGATCTCGTCCTTGCCAAACCCACCGCTGGAGTACACTCCGCCCCTGATGCTCTGCCCCTCGAACATCTTCTCAACCGGATGACCGGGGGGGACAAACACCGCCACCTCATTCGCCTTACTTGCTGCGTCTAATCGCTGCCTAATCGACGCAGAATAAGCTCTGTGGAGTGGCTCAAGGAAGAACGTCATGGGGATGCCGTACAGACTCCCGTTGACGTGCTTGTACTGGTGGATGACGAAGGGCCGCTGGTACTCATGGTAGAAGTTGTGGACCGCTCTCAGGAACACCCCGCTGTTGCGCTCCCAACTAACGATGATCTCGTAGTCCGTCCCCTTGCCGTCTACGTCGAAGCAGAGGTACGTCTCCAGAATCTCATACTTCTTGCCAGCCTCAGCCGCGCTCTCTTTAACCTCATCATGGATTCCAAGAAGGGGCTTATTGTCACTAGAAGGTGCGCCGATAACATCAAGAACGTCCTCTCCATCCGGCGTCTTCTTGTCATAAATCCCCTCTTTGATCCGGTAGGAGAGCTGCTGTTTGGTGAGGTAAATCCTGTGGGTTACCCACTCCGCCGAGTCAATGTCACACGCATCACTGAACAGAAAATCCTCTGCCGGGATGACAAATGGGAACGCCCCGGACTTAACAATCCTTTGGCCGTCAACCTCTCTGAAGTATTTGACCGACCCGTCCTTCATTACCCTTCTAGTAACACCCGATTTTGATGCCTCATATTCGTCAATGGTAATCGATTGCCATGACTTGATGTTGGTGATCTTGGTTACAAACGGAGTCTTTACCACCCCGTACGGGAAGATCTGGAACTGCTCAATCCAGTCATCAGACACGGTCATCATGTCGGCCCTGTCCGTGATGTAGTCAAACAGATCTTCAGTGTTGATAGCCAGATTATTGGACTCCGGGCCGGAAGTTCTCGGACGCGCCGCCATGAGCTGATCTTGCTGGAAGAGCGGCGTCTGAAGCCTGGCGGCTGACTGGAACATCCGCTCTCTCGTGAGGGTCATATCAATCTTGGCGTCTCTCGCGCCAGCACCCTCGGCTGGGAGACGGGAGTTGGCCTGCTTGATCCAGTCCTCCCACTTTTGTTTCATTGAGGCGCGTACCTGGAAGACGGCCTCGTGCTCGGACTGAAGGTGCTTCTTCAGAGCCTCGCGCCGATCCCCCCCAAACTTAACCGGGCGGACCTGATCTACCGGACCCTCGTATGAGTACACTAATAGCTCCGAGTAAACTTCACCCTGTCGGGGTTGCCTTCGTTGTCTCTGTAGAACTCACCCTTTTGGGCGTCAAACATGCCGACGAACTTCTCAAACACCTCTCTAGCCTCGGTGCCCATCTCTCTCTTCTTTACAACCTTCTCAATGACTGCCCAAATGTGCTTGGCCCTTGGCGCTCGGAAAAACGTAAGGTTGCCAACATTGCTCTCGTCATACCACCGATCCAAGACAGCGTGCGCCTCATCTTTCGTGTACATGCGTCCTCCTAGGTTTGGTTCATTGTCCTTCTATACTCTTCCTCGCCCATACTGCCGGGCCTTGGTGCCACGGGATTCTTCGGTTTCTTGGTGCCAGTGTATTCCTTTGGCAGACCAGCAATGTCGGTTGCATTGAGTCCGAAGAGCGACCAGATAAACCGCTGGAACATCTCGTTGTCACCAGGCTGGTCGTACTCCTGCGGAAAAAGGATGTCAGGATTTGCCGGGACGCCCAGTCCGTGTCGTCTAGCAGCATCGCGGGCGGCCTGCTGGGCGGCGAGCATTTCAACTGTTACTGGCATTATGTGGTACACTCCAATCCATAAGATGCATTCTGTCTCTTGGTGACAATGGTTCTCGGACCGTCATCATCCTCGATGGGATCAACCCTGCCGTGCTTCCAATACTGAACATGGTAAGCCAGGGCGTCGGCCCTGTTGGGAGACTTGCCGATGATCTGGCCCCTGGCAACCTGGATGCCACACAGCTCATCTCTCAGTTTGTACTGAGTGTCCTGAATGAAGATCTGGTGGTTCCTCACGAATGGCTGGAGGGCGTCAATCCTTGTCAGCTTATTGATCCCACCGGGCTTCACGGCTTTGACGTTGAAGAAGACTCTTTCCTCTGCCATCTTCTGTCTCAGGAACACGCCCAAGACGTTCTGAAAGGCGGCTTCCTCAATGCCAACAACCTGTGGCTTCCAGCTCTTTGCCATCTCGATAATCTTGTCGATGAGGGCGTTGGGTTGGACCTTACCGGCCCACTCCTCAAGGATAAACACTTTCTTGGACGCAAAGTCAAACCCGCACACCGAGATGGCCGAATCGTCGGTCTTCTTGTTCTTACCGGTCGCGGGGTCACAAATGAGCGTCCTGAACAGCGAAGACACCGAAGTCTTGTACTCTTCTCTGTCATACGGGACAACGCACGTCTGATCCTCGTTGAACCGGTAGTGGCGGAAGTCCTCTTTCCTAAATCTTCTGTCCTCGTCAGTGGTCTTCTTGTTGAGGTACTGACGGGCGAAGAACAGCGGCCCCTGCTCGATCATGGTTGACTCAAGCGTCTTCTCGGTGAAGTGCTCGGGCCAGATTGGGTCACCGTCTTTCAGTGTGGTTCTCTTGCCGATTGAACTTAGGAACTCTCTGTATCTGTCATCAACCCGGCACCCGATGATGAGCTTTTCATACATCTTGTCGAGGCCGGACTCCTCCAACAGCCACTCGTAGAAAGCGCCCTCCCAGAGTGTGCCAATGACGGTCCTGACATCCTCATCAGGCACAACGAACATGTTGGTGGCGTCCTTGAAGAAGTCGATGACCTTGGACTGCTCGGTCTCCGAGTCCTTGATTGTCTTGTCAATCAGATCATCAAAGATCTGGTCCGTAAAGTGACCACCAATGACGCAGGTGTCCACTCCTCTGGCCTCTACTGAGTATTCACGGTAGTTACCGGCTCTCTCGATCTGCATGAACTCAAGGCTTGACTTGTGCTTCTTCTGGTTGTGAACCCTCTGTGGGAAGAAATGCTGCATCGCCTCGGACTGATGCGCCCGTTTGACTGCCGCGAGGGTCTTTTGCGCCTCGGTTGCGGATGACATCACGTACATTACACGTCTCTCGGGGTTGTTGATCAGTCTCCAAACGATGTTCGAGATCCCAAACAGGCTGGTTTTCAACGCCCCTCTCGGGGTCATTATGATGAACCGCTTCTTGCCCTCAGCCAGCTTCCTTGTGTACCACTCGGAGATCGCCCTGTGGAAGTCGTTGTCTAGTTTGTTGAACCCGCAGAGAATCCTGCCCGACCAGTACGGGCTTTCTTGGCACCTTCTGACAACGTCGGCGTGGTCTACACCGCTTGCCGAACACTCAGGACAGCTCAAACAAAGAACTCCCCAAGTTCACTGCCCTTGCGAGACACTGTGTCCCAGTCC